AAACAAACCTTCAACCATGTCACCGCCAAACATCACTACACACTCTTTTACAGGGTGATGATGGCGTTGTAAGTCAGTTAAATGCACAACTTTTTCAGAGAATTGCATAACGCGATCACGCATAATTTCAGTGTTGTAACTGGTTGTAACTTTTGCGCCTTGCCAATCCGTTGTATGGATCAAAGCCACTTCAGCATTAACTTTGCGTGTGTCTTTTTGTGGCGCAGAAACAGGTGGCACTGCACCCAATGAGATCATTGCATCATAAGCACCGCGGTGTGTTGCCTCTACTAAATCCTCACTGCGTTCTTTAGACTGCTTAAGTTGTTTTTGTAATCGCAAAATTACCTGGCGTAGTTCTTTCACATCTTGCGACTCAATGCCATCAGGCATGTCTTGTAATCTTTTTTCAAGGCTCATTTGTAAACACAATCTCCTTGCCGTGGTGTGTGTAGCCTTCTTTGTCTATCCAACTATCTTCATGCTCTAAATTTGCAGTAATCCGCACTGACTTTGCGGCATCAAACATCAACGCAACAATTGCAGGATCAATGTCCTCTATGTCCAAAAGCGCACCCCACATGCGGCCTATGGCTGTGAAATTCTTGCGAGCGCTACCGTATTCATTTTGGCGATCATCAAGAACTTCCTCTACTCTTTTGTACACCTGCAAGAACCATTCCTGTGAATTCTGATTGTGTCAGAACTGCATTTATGCCCTTCAGATCTCAAAGCCTGCACAATTAAATTAACAGGGTAATTTTTTGCCCATGCATCATCTAATGTTTTTTGATCTTTTTCGCTAAGTGACTCATACAGTGACTTGTAGGCGCATTGATTACCCAATAGGCGCCCCGCTACCCGCTTGCTAATAATTTCGTTAAACGCGTTTTCTAATCCCATTGCCTTACCTCCTACGAGAAGCGTACCGCAAAGTAAAAAGGCCCGCGTTAGCGGGCCAGTTCACTACTTCGTTTTCTTTTTTGCCGCGGGCTTTTTGCTCGCCTTTGCCAACTTGTCAATTTCTGCGGTCACTACATCTGCAACCAACCCAAATGCAGGGTCTTTCTTGTCAATGCCGCGGATTGCAGGGCCAACAACTGCCGCCGCTGTTGCAAATGCAAGCGCTGTTAGATCTTTAACGCCTGCCGCATAAAGTGCCGCCGCAGTAATTGCAAAGTGGCGGATTGCTGATTTCAACATGTCTAGGTGCTTCTGTTCCATTGTTACTCCTTTGGGCGGGCTACCGCCATGATTGTTTTGTAGTCACGCTTCTTGAGGTAAAAGCCATCACCGTTTGACTGGCTTCCAGCCTTACCTGAAGATGTATTGCCCTCAAATACTTGCAAATACTTGAGTGTAGTGTGGTGAAATTTAACAATGCCCACATGATCAGGTTGAGCATCTTCATCAAACTGAAAGAACACAAGATCTCCGCGCTTAGCCTGACCGATAGGCACAAGTTGATTGTTCTTTGTTAGGTACTTTAACCAGGCATCACATGAGGCAAAACCCTTTTTAGTGTTGGCTACTGACCCAATAATTCCAGCGTCAAAGTACATCTTTGATGCAGACATTGCACACCAGGGTTGATTGTTGAGGCCAAACCATTTACCAAATGTAGTGTCATTGTTTGGACTTTCTGTGTAACCAACTGATGCTTCACAAAGTTCTATGACTTTATTTAGGCTCATCTTCTTTTCCTTCCTGTGGCTTTGGTTTAGATTTTAGTCCATTAGCCGACAAAATGCCTGAGAGCGTACCTGTAAGAAATACAGTTAAAGTTGAAATAAGATCAATAAAAGCCGCATCATTAGGGGCTTGTGCCATAGGTTGCGTTACAAATACCAGCGCGTACAGCATGGCAAAAACTGAACCTGAAAACACCAAAGCAAGCAAAATTCCTATTGTGACAATTAAACGGGCATGTAATTCTTCAGGTGTAAATTTGCGTCTAGCCATTTTGCGTCTCCACATCAGGTAGCAAGTCCTTTGTACATTGCCCAATGCCTTCACATTGCGGCGGGTTACATTCTGCTTTTTCCCAATTTACAAATTCCTGACAAGGGTAGCGTGTATAACCTTGATACCCACACCCTGTAAGGCTAAGAACGATTAAGAAGCAAGCGATAAATTTCATCAACGCGGCTCTCCAAACGCTTGATTGTGTCACCTTGTCTATTCTGCTCATCTCGCAGGGAACTGCCACCATTAGGTTTCAATTCAGCAAGGTAATGTTTAACAAGCCATCTAACCGCCGCTACAAAACCACCTAAAATAGTGCTAATGCTAACGGCTAATGCGGCCCAATCTAATGCGTTCATGGTGAAAAAGTATAACTGTTATGTCCAGGTAATGACGCGAACAGTGCCAGTGCTATCTACTATCTTTGCTTCATTGTCTGTAATGTTTAGCCACGCATCACCAATGCGCGGGTAAGTTGGATCAACAGTTACATTGGGAAATGTAAAACGCGTGGCCGTTTCTAATTTGTTCAAACGGTTGTTAATGTCCGCAAACATTCTGTGTAAATCAATTGGTTGATTTAAGTATGCCATTACGCTTCTCCCGCTCCTTGTGCAAGAGTTAATGTTACGCGTTCAGGGCCATCTTCACCTGGCTGAACAGTAAGGCCAACAATGCGGTAAATTTCATCAAGCGTATTAGGAAAACGACTATCTGTAATAATAATGCGAGCATCATCACCTAGCGCATAAGTGCCAAATACAGGATCTACATAAGCAGGCACAACAACTTTGAGAACAACGGGTGGATAAGAAGTAGCCAAAGATTGAGCGTTGGCTAGTTGTTGTAAAACTGTAACATCTGTAATGTCTGAATAGTTTGATGTGGTTTCTAATAATGCCCAACCTGCAAGCAATTTTGAAGTGTCTTGCCCTACCGCAATTAATTTTCCTTCATTAGAACCAGCACCCAAAGAATAAACAGTGTTGGCTACAACTGAACCATCTTCAGGATACTCATACTCCACCATGTTGCCTGCGGGGAAAGTAAATACAGGAACATTTGGATCACCAAAAGAATACGCCAAACCACTTCGCGGGTAGTAAGTGTTAAAGTTTTTAACAGGCAAGCCTGTAATGCCATCATAATTAACATCAATTGAGAAATCAAAACCATCACCCTGACGGCTAAGATCTTGAATTGCTTGAAATACATTTTTTAATTCATAATTGTAATAAGTACGGCTTACCAATACACCTGATGTTGTTTGCCCTGCGGTGTTATAGCCAACTCCAATGTCACCGTAAGTTGCATTTTGAGCATCTTCAATGAGCGTTTTGGCTATAACCAATTGATCAACATTTGTAAATTCAACATCTTGAGTGACGCGTCTATGATCAAAGTATGAAATCCATTCTTGCGCACTGAAAGACAAAATTTGTGAAGTGCTGTTGTATGAACGCCCCCAAATAACTCCGCCCCATACCAACACGCCATCACGATCTACATACAATCCGCAATGAGCAGGGATAGTTGAAAGTTCAACATTGTATTTATCTGCATTTACGCCTGACAAAAGCAAGTGACCTTGAAATGTTCCTGGTTGATTTAATTGTTGAGTAAAACCTACGCCAGTTAAGGGAAGTTCACCAATAATGGTGTTGCTTAAAAGATCAACAAATAAATAACGATAAGTCGTGGCCATGTTTATTGACCGCTAACATTAAATTCTGTCCATTCTAAATTATCTTCATTCCAAACATACTTTTTACCGTCATTAGGTTGAGGAACGGGTGCTTCCCAACGCGCTGTATTTTCATTTAGTATCCATGAAGCAAAAACAGAGGGTGAATAAAAATGATCAGCAATTGGATCGTATGTGTAATCAACACCAGCAAAGTTTTTACGGAAAGATCCGTTAAATGAAGTTTGTACCCATCTTGTATTTTCACCAAAAAGTGATTGACAAAATGCAATTCCTTTTGCTTCTAATTCAACATCATTTTCTATTAGTTCTTCATTATTAACAACAATAACATTTAATACTTTATTGTTGTCATCTAGTTGCGCAAAGTGTGCCATTAGAATGTGATACTCCCGCTTCCTGTAAAAGTATAAAAACGATAGCCGCCAGTAACGGTAACTGTTGGAGAACCAGTAGTTGTTGCCGCCTTGAAAGTATCAAGGTAACGCACTATGCAAATTCCACTACCACCATTAGCGGCCGTTAAAGTTCCGCGGTTTCCTCCACCGCCACCACCTCTATTAGCCGCGCCTGAAGTTGCATTTGTGAAATCTTCTCTACCGCCGTTACCAGCGCCATTCAAACCAGTTTGAACAGTTCCGTTACTACCTGAACAACCAGGAGCGCCTTGAGAGTACACAGTGCCGTAATAACTTGTACCTGATCCGCCAGCGCCACCATTAGGATCAGTTCCAGCGCCACCATTAGATGTATGGCCACCACCACCACCGCCGCTGTATGTTGCAGTTCCACCTCCACCTAGTTGTGCGCCTGAACCGCCAGTACTTCCTTGTGATGGAGTTGTTGCAGGTGTATTACCAGCGCCACCCGCTCTAGGGTTATTAGCAACGCCGCCACCTCCACCACCTGAACCTCCTGCATAACCTGACCCAGTGTTGAGGGGAATGTTGTAACCGCCCAAACCTCCACCATTAACAGTAGTTAAGCCTGTAAAAGTAGTATCGCCTCCATTTGACCCTGAAACACCACCTGAGATGCTTCCAGCACCACCACCGCCAATAGTAATTGTGTATGTAGTACCTCCTGATACTGAAGCACCTGCGGAATTGAGAAGGCCTCCACCACCACCGCCACCACCTAAGAACATACCGCCACCACCGCCGCCTGCAACGCGCAAAATGTCGGCACTTGTAGCAGAAGGTAGATTAGGTGTAACGCTGTTAGATGCAGATGACGCAATAGAAGTACCATTGGCATTTGTAGCCGTAACAGTAAATGTGTACGCCGTTCCAGTTGTTAATCCTGAAACTGTAATAGGTGATGCACCTGTACCTGTTATTGAACCAGGAGATGAAGTTGCAGTATAAGCAGAAACAGCCTTGCCGCCAGTAGCGCCCGCTGTATAAGTAACGGTTGCCGCTGTTGTAGTTGTTGCTGTTGCTGTACCAATTGTAGGCGCTTGAGGAACTGTTGTAGCAGTAATGCTGTTAGAAGCCGCTGATGCCGCAGATGTACCAATTGAATTTGTGGCCGTTACGGTAAAAGTGTATGAAGTAGATGATTGCAAACCCGTGACTGTTAAAGGTGATGAAGCACCTGAAGCGGTAAATCCACCAGGAGATGAAGTAACCGTATAAGAAGTGATAGCAACGCGCCCTGTATAAGCAGGAGCAGTAAATGTTACTGTTGCCGCGCCATTGTTGTAAGCGCGGCTAGTGCCAACATCTGTTGCTGTACCAATTGTAGGAGCGGAAGGAACAGATCTACCTGATCCTGAAATAACTGCAATAAGTGACATTAAATTAAGTCTCCCACTACTAACCAATTGTTTGCTGAAGTTTGTATTGCGCCAACAGATGAATACTGAGCGCGTATTACAGGACTTGCAGGTGTTGTTCCGCCTGAAACCACGGTTACACCTCCTGCTCCTGAAATTGTTACTGCTCCTGCTCCGTAAGCCGCCATCATAATAACAGCGCCAACAGGTAATGCAACTGAACTATTTAGAGGAATTGTAACAGTAACAGGAGAAGCGTTAGCAAGCGTTACAAGTTTTCCATTATCAGATAAAGCCAAAGTATAAGTAGTTCCAGTTTGTGCATTTGTAGCCACGCTTGCGGCCAAAGTTACAGCGCCGCTTGAACCGCCACCGCTTAATCCCGCACCTGCTGTAACAGAAGTAATGTCACCTACCGCAAGATTTGTAGTTGCGGCTACGCGTGTGTCTATAATGTCACCTGCATTAATTTGAGTAACAGCCGCACCAACAGCAATAGTTGCAAGTGAAATTGAGTTAGCAGGAAGTGAAGGAGCAACAGGAGATCCCGCAGGAGTTCCTGCAACAACTTGAAAAATTACATCATTGTTAGCGCCTGAATAAAAAGCATCACGCACTGTTGCACACACAAGGTCAATGCGTGGGTTTGTTGGATCGGCTGTTGTAATTGTTAGCGTGTCAGTTGCGTCATTAAAAATTGTGTAAACGCCCATGTTGGTTGTAGTTGTACCAATAATTGCCGCCCAGCCTGAAGCAACGCGGACTGACATACCCGCAGGAGAATTAGGGCTAACGGCCAAAGAAGAAGTGCCAATTGTGCCAGTAGTAGCCCATAATGCTTGCGCTGTTAGGCGGTCATACTGAGCAGGGTATGAGCCTGCTTGTAGCCATGATGGAGGCGTTTGTAATGTCATTTATTCTCCTTTAGATGTACGCAGAATACCAAGAAACGGTAGCCTGAGTAGTTCCTGCTAATGTACTTGAGCCTGTAAAATAAAAATTTGAATTGCCAGGGGGCGCATCAAACCAAGTGCCTGAAATTAAAAGATTACGAGCAGGCGCGCCGTTGAGCGTAATCAATTGATTGTAAAGATCAATTTCCAAAATGTCTAACGCGCTGTAAGTTCCAGTAAAATTAAGTGTATTGCCAGTAGTTGTATTACCAATAATAGGATTTGTAATAGGGCCTTGAATAGTAATTGTTGGATAAGTAGTAGCCCACCCAATGTTAGAAATTGTAGTTGTAACGCTAGAAGAACCGCCGCCGTATGTGTAATTAAATGTCTTGTTGTAAGTGCGCCCTAAAGCCGCGCTAATAAGCATGTTGGCGGTTTGCAAATTGCTGTTGTAATAATTTGGATCAGGACAAAAAAATTCAACTTGAGATGTAATGTATCCGTAGGTGTAATTGGGATCAACTGTTGTGCGCAAACCGCGTACGCGAGCGTTTACAAATTGTTCACTTGTAGGAATGTTTGGGAACTTAAAATAAAGCGGCGTTGTGCCTGATGTTTGTGGCAAAAGAACGCTTTGAATAGTGTTGTAATTTGTTTGGGCAGATCCATTATTATCACCAAAAGTATTAAAAATAATAGAGATAGTTCTTCCGTTTAGAAAATCTCGCCCTGTAAACATGCCATCATGGTATCCGCGGTTATCATCTTGATTGCGGATACTAGGCAACGACTCAAGGCCATCAACGCTAAGAATTTGATAAGGAGAACCTGCGCCTCCAAAAACTTGATTGTTAAAAGCAAATGAATAAACTTGATTTAATGTTGTCATTTTGCCGCACCTTGAAATCCGTATTGAGCCGCTTTAATGCCAGTTATGTCTAAGCCATTAGCCAATGAAGTTGCCACCCTTACTGTCTGACCGTATTTAATAATAGAAACAAGAGCGGAGGCCGTTCCATTAGGATCTGTAAGGTTTACACCATTGACCGTAACATTTGTACTTCCACCAACAAGTTTAACAGCGGCGGCGGCGGCGGCATTAATTGTTTCATCACTTGCATCACTTGTTGGAATAACTGTTACGCCAGGTGAAACTTGAACTGGCGGCCCGTATGTCTCAGGCACAATTTCATCATAATTTGGAGCATTTTTTAACGCGTTTAATGAAGCATTTTTTGCACCAAGTTCGGCCATAAGCGCGGCAACTTCTCTAAGTTTTTCCATAAGCGCATCAAGTTTTTCTTGTGTGGCTTTATTGATTTCATCAATGGCATCTTCATAGGCTTTTTGAGCCTCTGTAAGCGCTTCCTGAAGGGTTTTCTGAGCCTCTGCCAGTCCTTCACTAAGGTTCTTTTGTGCGTCTGCTCTAGCCTCTGTAAGTGCCTTTGTAGCCTCTGCTAAGGCTTCATCATAAGTGGCCTTAGTATCAGCCAAAGCCTCTAAAAGAGTCTTATTAGCATCAGCCATTTTTTCTTTGCGTACTACTTCAGCCTCAGTCATTGCTTCGCTGTATGCTTTATTAGCATCAGCCAACGCCTCATTCATTTCAGTATTAACTGCGCTTAATGATTGTTTAAGATCAGCGGATACTTTATTAAAAGAAACCATTAATTCTTCAGTAGCAAGTTTGCCCCCTGCGTTCATGGTTTTAGCAAGCGCATCTAACCCATGCTCTGAAACAGTTTCTACTTGATTGTATAAATCTTGTAATTCTTTAGTGGCTTCAGGAGAAGCGGCTTTAAGTGCTTCAGCAATTTTGTTACCCGCTTCAGGGCCTTGTTTTACAACTTCTTCAATAAACACCTGGCTGTAACCTGCACCAGCAAGGGCGGCGGCGTTAGCCTGTAATTGTTTTGCCGCCGCTAATTTTTCTTTAAGATCAGCAAGAAGTTTGTCAGCGGTGTCTGCGCCACCCTTAAATACTTCACCTAAATCAAATTTGGTTTTAGACGCAAAAGCATTACGCAAACGATCAATTGACTGTTGAAGAATGTTAGATTGTTTTTCCGCGGCGGCTTGAATTAAATCAAGAGTTTTATCAGCGGCTTTTTTGCGAATGTCATCAAGTTTTTCATTGTTGGCTTTAAGAAGATCTGCTTTTTTGTCAGCGTAATCTTTTTCAATAGCATCTGTGACTTCTCTGAAACGCTTGTTTGCTTCTGTTTCAGCCTTATTTCTGCGGTTAAGCGCATCTGCCTTAGCATCTTCAAAACGCTTATCTGCTTCATCATTGGCTTCTCTAAAACGCTTTTTAAGATCAGCAACGCGTTCATCATACTTTTTGTGCGCATCAAACATTTTTTCGTTGCGGGCTTCAAGGGCTTCTTGAGCCTTCTCTTGAGCCTCAGCAATGACCTTATTCATGTCATTGTAAATTTTTGCTACATCTTTTTTGTAGCCTTCAAGTTTCTTTTTTGCTTTGTCATCAAGGCCGCCTCCACCGCCGCCGCCACCGCCGCCGCCTGAACCCGTACCACTGCCATAAGTAAACGCACCTTCACCGTAGCCGCTTTTAACAGAACTTTTAAGATCTGATAAATTTTTACTTGTTTCTTTAATTGAGTCTGATGCTTTTTTAGCACCATCTGCAATGCCTTTAGCCCAACCCATGCCAGGAACTTTTGCAAGCATGCCAATAAATTTGCCAATACCTTGAACTAAATAGGCAAAACCAGTGAGAACTATTTGAACACCCTTGATGACAATGCCTCTAAATGTCTCTGATTTCTTCCATGCAAAAACAAACGCCGCACCCAAAACAGTTAATGCGGTGATGATTGCACCAATTGGATTTGCGCGAATTGCCATGTTAAGCATCATCATTGCGCCACGGAAATTTAATGTTGCAATAGCCGCTAATGTGTGACCCGCGGCCATTGATTTAGTGACCGCTGTATAAACAACCATTACGGCTTTAGTGGCAATCATTGCACCGCGCACTACATAAAACGCCGCCGCACCACCCAAAACAATACCCGCGTACATTTTAAGCGCCTCTGCATTGTCTGCAATTAATTTGCCAAATGTTCTAAGCGTAGGAATTACAGTGCTAGTAAGAAAACTCATAAATGCGCGTAATGCAGGAAGTAACGCTTTACCTAAATCTTCTTTTAATTTGTTAAAATCGTTAATCAAGCCTTGCATCTGACCTTCAGGCGTATCTCTTAATGACTCATTAAAACCTTTGTAAGTTGAGTCCAACACATCAACAATAGCCGCGGCGCGTTCTGCTTCTGTTCCTGATGAAATAAGTTTTTTTGTGTGATCGTCAAGAACAAAACCTACTCTTGTAAGAGATCCAAAATTGCCGTTAAGCGCTTGTGCCAATCCATTTGTCATCTGCTTAAACTCATCAGCGCTTGCGTTAGCGCCTTTTTCAGCGGTGACATAATCAAGAATTGCAGGCGTTAATTTTTTAATAGTGTCAGTTTGCAAATTGAATGTTGCCAACTGTGATTGTGTTTGCGTAATGTTGCCGCCTGTAATTACGCCAACTTTTTCCAACGCATCAGCCTGCGCATTAAGTGAGGCTATCTGCTCATCAGTTGCACCAACCGTTACTTTCATCAATTGCGCTAGGCGTTGCTGTTGGGCTTCTGCTTCCATTGCCTGTTGAATAACATCTCTACCAAATTGCAAAACCTGAGTACCAGCAAAAGCAATACCAATTGATGCGCCAACTTGTTTCATTTTGCCTATAAAATTTGTCATGCCGTTTGACGCAGTGGCAACAGATTTATCTACGCCTTGAAGCGCACTTTCTGCCTGGGCTAATCCAACTTTAAGTTGAGTTACATCTGCCTGTAATTTAATAAGCATTGGTGGAATTAGATCAGCCATGATTAACTCCCCAATTTCTCTCTAACAGCGGTTGTAAAGATCCTGTTGATTTTGCCACTTCGCAATAGCATCAATGCCGCAGGTTCTAAGTAAGGGTATTTTACCCCTGGCGGCCATTTTCCACCGCCCTTTTCTACCTGACGGGCATAAATCATTGTTGGCCCAACTTCAGCGGTGTAAACACCTAAGCCAACACGGTAAGTAGTTTTAATAGATCTTTTTAGATTACCCGTAACCGTATTAGGGCCTGACCCACCAACATGTTTTGGAGGTGTAATAACTAAATAAGGTCTGCCGTTTTTACTTGTGCGTTTTTCATAACTGCGTGTGCCTTGAAAGTTTAATTTTGCCTGGCGTTCAACAGCCAAACCCACGCGCATAATTCCTAGTTGTGCGCCTTGTTCTATTTTTGTTGCAGATCCATCAATTGCGGCGAGAACATCTTTAAGGTTGGTAATAACAATTTCAGCCATTATTCTTTCAACCCTTCTGTTTTTACCTGATCAATAGTTGCCGCAATTGCTAACAACCAATCCGCTTTATCAGCGGGCAAATTATCTACTTGCTCAGGTGTCCAACCAAACCGCTCTGCCATTTGGTAGTAATACCAATACTCATCAGGATAGGAAAAGGCTTCATGCCTTTCCCCACCCTTGAGTAACCATTTTAGGCGTTGGAGTTCTCGCCAAGCGCTTTTGGGTCTGCCTCTGACTGTGGCGTTTCAGCCAAATTAGGGAACAAATACTTTTGAGCGTCTTTTGTATGTTCTACCAAAGCGTCATAATCTGTCATTGTTAATTCATCTAATGACTCAAGTTTGATTGATGGCGGAATTAAATCAAATGACCATGACTCAACAAGCATTGCAATAAGTGCATCACCTAATGCAAGTGCTTTTGTTAGATCTCCACCCGTTGCATTGTCTGCACTGCGCATAACAT